CTTTAGAGGATTCGCAGAAGGTAGATCTAAGTAATGTACGAGCAAAGTTTAGTTAAAGTAATAGAACCTATTAAAAAGACAACAATTAGTCGTCTTAACAAATCTAAAAAATGGAAATATGGATATGATAAAGAACATGATATTATTATTATCTCAAAAACGGGAAAAATTGGTGAAATACTTGAAATTCAAGGCTTGCGCATTGGCTTGCCGTTGGAACCAAAAAGAGTGTACGTGCACTCCAAAAACAAATGGGTAAAATTTGAACAGCCTAAAGAATTACAACGTCTAAAAAATATATTTGATTGGAGAAATTATCCAGACGAAAACAAAGAGCAGTGGTACGACTATATAGACGAAGAGTTTAAAAGAAGAGAAGAGGGTTTTTGGTTTATGAATAATGGTAAGCCAACTTATATAGTGGGAACGCATTATATGTATCTTCAGTGGAGTAAAATTGATGTTGGTGCTCCAGACTTTAGAGAGGCAAATAGATTGTTCTTTATATTCTGGGAAGCTTGTAAAGCAGATAAAAGATGTTACGGTATGTGTTACTTAAAGAACAGAAGATCAGGGTTTTCGTTCATGTCATCTGCTGAAACGGTTAATTTAGCCACTCTTGCAAGTGATAGTAGATATGGTATACTATCTAAAACTGGTTCTGATGCAAAGAAAATGTTTACAGATAAAGTTGTACCAATTAGTATAAACTACCCGTTTTTCTTTAAACCAGTGCAAGACGGTATGGATCGTCCTAAATCTGAACTTGCTTATAGAGTTCCAGCTAGTAAGTTTACGAGAAAAAAAATGGCAGCTACAGATGGGCTTGAAGAAATAGAAGGATTAGATACAACTATTGATTGGAAGAATACTGGGGATAATAGTTACGATGGTGAAAAACTAGCGTTGCTAGTACATGATGAAAGTGGTAAATGGGAAAGACCCGATAATATTTTAAATAACTGGAGAGTTACAAAAACATGTTTACGATTAGGTAGTAGGATTATTGGTAAATGTATGATGGGCTCAACTTCAAACGCGTTAGATAAAGGTGGAGAAAACTTTAAAAAATTATACAAATCGTCAGATGTCACGAAAAGAAATAGAAATGGTCAGACAAAGTCTGGACTATACTCTCTTTTTATCCCAATGGAATGGAACTACGAAGGATTTATTGATGAGTATGGAGTTCCAGTC